GAAGATTTTGTGGAGTGTATATCGGGCGGTGTGTCATCAAAGGGCCTGATTACACCTAGCTCCTCATCTGCATATCCCTCAGCTGGAATTTTAAAGTCACCTTGTCCCATTGCTATATTCTGATCATCAATAAACGGTGTTATTCCCTTGTCAAGTGCGTCATAGAAGAGAATAAATCTTGTTATTACAATATTCTTTCCGAGAAGCTCTGGGCCAGAAGTAGGCATTATTGCACCCTTTATAGAGTGAGCCAATACTGGGCCCCCTATGGACCCATTAGTTAATGATTCCCTTATTGAAAGTGGCTCAATTATACTATCCATTCTAGCAGGATCCAGCCAGTTGGGGCTAAGCAGCACAACGGGATAGCGCTGTGTTCCCGGATCCTCAATATACGCAACAGGATTCATTATGCCCTGAATGTCATCGAATGGAGCTGCGCCAGGTCCCGAGGAATAGCCAGGTTTTAGAGCGGGGGCTGGGTCTTCAAAGAGCTTTGGTTGTCCAAAATGATTTGTCTCTATAGTTGGATCAAATCTTTGTCTCGTGCTATATGGGAATCCTCTATCTGAGAGCCATGGAGAGAGAATGCATGCGAAGTCAAAAGGATCTCTTACATTTACGCCTTGTCTGTATTTATTGACAGCACAAGTATCCATTCCGCCGCTTGACGAAATAATTAAAAAGCTCTGGCTTATATCAACCGCGCCTCTGTCTCTAAACGGAGTATCTGCCATTTCTTCCTCCTAATACTTGCATAACGATCCAGCAAATTGTGAAAGTAAAAGATTGCCCCTATCTGTATCCCTCTCTAGGGATAATAGATAAATGTCATCAAATAAATATCTAAATCTATTTCTTTCGAGCACATGAGACTCAATTACAAAATTTATTCCTAAGAATTTAGTCTTTCTTGGTATAAGTTGATAAACAAGCACACCCAGCGCAGAATTAAACCACTTATACATGTCAAAAAATATTTGATAATCTGGCTTCTCAGTCAATCTCTTAAAGTATATCTTTCTTGCTTGATCAATGTCTGGATAAAAATCATCAAATAATAAGTTTGTCTTTCCAAGTGCATTGTCGAAAAATTCAAGAGTGCCAAATATATTCATCATATCCTCATCAAGAGCCTTGACAGCTGAGAACTCTATTGAAAATCTTACATCGTCGAATGGTTCTTCGCTTCTTAGAACTTCAAACGATGGAGCAGATGTTGCATAGGGGTAAAGATCTATAAGATCTGACGTTTCAAAGCTTCTAATTCTAACCTTATTATCTGTCTGTGCTTGATCAAATTTTGGAGAGAGATGACTGAAATAGAATGTCTCAGGCTTGATAACTACCTTTGAGGGTTCAAATCCTCCGCCTGAAAAGTGGAAATTATTTTGAGAAAAATCAATCAATTGTATTTCACCAGTCTCATTTGATGATGTTTCATCTTGATCAGTGGATACATCTACCCTAAGTCTTTCAAATGCCCCTGTCGGGTACACATCAAAGTTAAAATTAACTCTTGGATCAGATACACCTACTGATTTAAAATTTCTAACGTGTTCATACCAATTTTTCTTTAACAGGCGTTTTGACCAAAATCTTATCTGGCTAACCTGGCCTTCGAAAGTAGTATACATTGCAAGAGATCTGTCACCAGACTTTGCACCTGGTCGTGTGTCTAGCAGGGGATCATTTAAAAATACGTTGGTGGTGGGTGCAGGAGACGTGAATTTTGACATACTCTGTGAGCCAACCGTTATCATCGTTCCAGAAGGATTTAATACATCATCTAGACTTTGAAAAACATTGAGGCCGCTTGTTCTGCTTTCTCTAAAGAATGATGCTGTAGCATGTGTTGCCTTTAGCTCTCCAAATGCTTGTCTTGCCGCTCTAAGAAAATAAGAAGAAGATCCCGCAGTAGATACTACAGATCCCAGATATTTTGTTGAACTTGTCTCAATTTTCTCATCTGATCTAGTCCTTCCAAAAGAAATATTCCATAAGTTTCCATCAAATATATCGGGTCCGACTAAATCCATCTTTAAAAGAGGATCATTTCCTTGCAATCCCGGTCTCATGTAAAGTCTAATTGTTGATCCACTTCCAGATAAACTATTTTCCGTCCCAGAAAGAACAAGTAAATTTGCAACAGCTATACCGTGGTTGAATACAGCCGGATCTGCTATGACCTCACTAGCTGATACATGTAGTCTTGCCAGGCACTGGTATTGGCCGTATGTTCTTCCTGGCGCACTTAAAAATTGATAAATTCCCTCATATGCAAATGATCCCGACGTAAGCAGACCATCATCGGGCCTGTCATAAATGCCATGTGGAAAAAACTTCTTTTTATCAATGAACGAAGGAGTAACTGGTGTGCCGTCCCTTATAAAGGTTGCGCTTGACGGAGAGGGATATCCCACCTCAACTCTAGATGAAGATAAAAATGGCGATATTATATGGGGAAAGTTAGAAATATACCCTTGAGGTGTTGTTGTTCCTGGTCCCTTTCTACCCAAGCTTCCAGAAAAATCAATCGATGATGCTACCTCTGACTTTGTCTCACGAAGACCGACGAGCTCTCTTTTAGTTGGTCCGCCATACTCCCTGATATTCATTAAATTATCTGGATTGATTCCAGCAGCTCGTATAAATGCCTTAATACTATAGACGGTTCCCTTTGAAACTATTATTTCATTGAGATTTATTAATATTCTTCTCCATATCTCTGTCTGAATATAGTTTAAAGCATGAAGTGATTTTGAATAGTCATCATCTATATTCTCTCCATCAACATACTGGGTCGGGTCTGTATCTGGAAACATGGGAGGAAGATCTATTCCATAATAATTTGCAACGAATGGTAGGAATTTAGATGCCACTGTTTCAGTGTCATCATAGCTGGGGTGTATCAGATCAGAAAAGTGATCAATAAACACCTTGATTTCATCAAAAAACTTACTCCATAATAATAAAAATGCTGTCAAGTATTGTGCTGAGCCTATTTTTGCAGATCCGGGTATCGAGTTTGCCGTGACTGGATTAGATATATTCCCTTCTTCATCTTGAAAACCTTGAGCTTCTTGTCCCTCAAGAAGAAAGTGTGATGGTATAAGCTTCGTAACAAGATTTGGATTTACTGAATCATAGTAGCTTGCGCTAGAAAGCATTTTGATATTAAGATTTCCAACTTTTTTAAATGATGGAAATAATATTGGGCAACGCTTGAGAGTTTCAGCAGTCATCGGATTAGAAATAGACCCAGTAGCTCTTAAATCATATTTAAAAAAGTTTGAAATTCTGCTATGAAGAGAGTTTCCAGAGTGATCTAAAACGACATCCTCTACACTGAAAGACCCGCTTGGTTCATTAAATTTAAAATATAGCTTAAGGGCATCGGAAGCAAATATTCCCTTTCTTGCTTCAAGTTTTTGAACATCTGGTGGCCTTACTGCGTGGAATATTCTTACTTCGTCTATCGAGCCAGACAGAGTTTGCTGTGGAATGAAAACTTCTCCGCTGCCGGCCCCAAAATCAAAATATCGTGGTGTGTGAAATGTAGATCCTGAGCCTATGTACAGCGGTGCCCTATCTAAAGATAAACTATCGAGCTCAAATCCCATAGGTGAGATAGCAACAAGTGACTCACTCACATAGATTTGTAAATTTCGCGTATTGTCTCTATCATATGTTGCACATATATGACTAAACTTACCCCTCTCTATTGAAGCGCTTACTGCCATCCTAGCAGACCCTGAATTAACAGAAAATATTACGTCGGGATCCTGGCCAGCTGACGCTGCATTTAATGCTACTGTTACACCAAGATGATTAGATTTTCTTTTTTGAAATATTATTTGACGACCACTGGCTTCTTCTGGCGGTCTAAAAAAGAACTCGAATGAAAAAGGCTTTGTCTTAAAGTCAATAACTGCAGCTCCATCATTCTTCTTTGAAAAATCTGGAAATTGATATCCGGTGCTATCAAAAACTTTAATAACAGTTCCAAGATGCGGAGAGTGTCCTCCCAGTGGGTTCTCTGTTACCGATGTTCCAGACAATAGAAGAAATCCATTATTTTTAGGAAATATATCCAGTATATAATTTTCATATCCCGTAAGAGAATCTTCAAAGGCCTCAACCTCTCTTTGTGATCCATCAAACGGATATTCATTAACAATTCTATCGAATGCTACATTGACTTTCGATTGAGCAGAATTAAAAAATGTATGATTTTCAAATTTTGACCAATCTAGCGGGATTTCTTGTGTTGATTTTACTCCCGAACCAGGATCATCATATCTGAAAGAGGAGGTACTTCCGAAGTTAGTATCAGTTAATAATCTTAAAGACTTTGGTGAAGTGACTGAATACTTCGATTCATCTCTTGAAACAGCGGGACTAAATAATTTAGGCCTCTTTGTCTTGCCCAGTGTTCTATTACTAGCCATATTTTTCCTAAACTACTCTAAAGTGAGCTGCTACATCAGTAAAAATTTGATTCACTCCTGAATCTATTACCATAAAATCGAAAGTATATAGTCTTCCTTTGAATAGGGAGTCCATATAGCACGTAAAATACATTCCGTTAGAATCTGTTGAGCAAAGAGTTCCACCATTTTCTGTTTCGAATGGAATTATTACATCTCCTGAATCTACGTCTCTTACCCTGTAAAATAATGATGTCAATATTTCGCTGGGTGTGACGAAGGGTAACTTCTTGTATCTTACGGGCCTGTCTATATTTTCAGCAAATACTCTAAACTTAACAATATCAGTGTTTCTATACTGCGGCTGCATATTTGTTATATTTACTATTAGTCTTGCTGATTGATTACTAAATGAAGTTCTATTGACACTATTGATAACGAAGCTTGATGTGAGATATCCGACTATTCCATCAAGAGATTCCCATATCTCAGTAAATGTTGCTGATCCTGCATTTTTAATTTCATTTTCTAAAGCACTTTTCTGCCTAATTTCGCCTGAATTAGAAGACGTGAACTGAGACACTGCGAATGATGCAGAATATATTCCAGTTATAAAATTATCTCCCACCTTGTGCTGTGAGGCAGTTATTATCTTTTCAAAGAATGTTCCTCGGCTCCATGATCCAGTCCTTAATCTCAAAATTAACGAATTATTTCCGGTTATTTTGCGAGCCCATGCCCCAGATACAATATTTGAATATGACCCCCTGTGATAGTTATTTAAAAATAAGGATCCGGAGAGATTGAAGAAAAATGATCTATGATGATCCTGGATAGTATCATTATATAGCACCTCTATCCTTGGCCTGTTAGAGTAGTCAGATGTTTGCGTGGATGCAAATCTTTTGACGAATCTTGTAACTTTATCTGTTTCTTGTGATCCCGAATAGGATATTCTAAACCCATGATCGGGAATTAATCCCTTCATTACTCCTGATATTATTGTCGTTATATCTACACTTAGATCTTCCTCACCTGTTGAAAATGTTTGCTGACGCCAGAGATCGACGATACCATTTCCGTCATTTAGATTTCCGCTAGATATTATATCAATATCATCATTTGTAGTATTTAACAATCCTATCTTATTTGCTCCCGGGTAAGTCCACGGAATTGCAGAATTTCCAGATATAGATGCAGTTATAAAGTTACATGAATCTAGATCTGAGAAGCTTACTATATTTCTGCCCATTCCTTCATCAAACGATCTAGATAGCGGATAAACTATTAATTTAAAATTGGACGGGCATGTCTGTCCACCATACACATCAAACATCTTTAACGTGCACTTAAACGAAGGATGTCCTATATCTAATATTGATGATGTTAGAACCCTTAGAGGATTTAGATTGAACTTTACCAGACCCCTGCTCAACTCTATAGGTGAGGAATCAGACCCAGATATTGATTCGGCGTATAGTTTAAAAATATCTATTGACGCAGCCTGGCCCACATTTGCATCAGTTGCTCTAAAACTATTTCCAATAATTTTATTGGTTACATATGAATCTTTGCTGGCACTTAAAATTCTAAACATTTTTTATCTCGCTGAGCCGTTGACATCATCATCAGGATATTTCAATTCAATAATAGACCCAGGAGGGGGTACTATGATCCCTCTATCAGTATGAGATGCTATAGAGAAGCTCTCATCGCTATATGATCTCTCATTAACTGTTCCAGATAAATTAGTGACATCAAATGAAACCAGCGATATAACTCCTTGTTGATTCAGTATAATGTTTACTAGGTCTGCTGTAACTATAGGCTGATCTATTTGAAAATTATCCAAAGACATATATTTCTTAATGGAACTGTTAATTGATTGTATTGTTAGAGTTTTATTTGAAAGAGAATCGATAACAACACTATACGTTATTCCTATATTTAAAACCATTGCATCAACAATATCTATTGCATCTGATATTAACCTATACTGATTGAGATATTCTCTTAAATTTTCCTTTAGTGAGTCTGGAGAGACAATTAATTTGCCACTTGAATTTCTACTGATGATTGCTACAACAGATGTTAGAGGATTATTGGGATTATCCCTAACACCTACACGAAAAACTCTTCCAAAGTTAACTGGCATCGTATATATTCTTGCTACAAGATCAGCCTTTGTAACAATTCTTGACTGAGAATTTCTAAATGCTAGTGCTGCGGATTTAAGCTCATTTAAAGTCATTGCTGCTTCACCGCCCTTTGCACTATTTTCATTATTAGCTTCTACAGATCCTCTTACTGATGCTATTGTACTAGAAGGTGTTGTTGAAGCAAACTTAGTCTTCAAGATTGATACTGTCTTTATTGCTCCTGCTGAAACATTATGAGATAGTCCTCCGCCAGATCTATACCTCACTGAAAGTGTGGTATTTCTTGGGGCGATACCGAGTGTTCGAGTTAGCAGTAGCTTATTTGGATCAAGAGTGAATCTTGAAAAAGCTTTCTTCTTTCCGTATAGCGGGAGAGCAATATCACTTGGATCTGGAAGTGCATCATCATCAGTTCCTTCTGCGCTGCCTCCTCCAAATCTTATTGTTGTGGATCCGGTTCTTCTACTTGTAGCTTTTACAAATCTATAGGGTGCGGGTATCATCTCAATATTTTCAGAAACTAAGTCAGAATCATATCCCGTATTACTAATTCTTTTAAAGACTGTATCTTGCGTTAAGGATGATACCTCGTAGTAATCTCTCCCTTGAGAATCTCTAATTGAAGTAATCTCCGAAATATTTTTTCCAGATAGCTTTATTGTTCTAAATGGAGAAAATGTATCTGGTATGGTAAATGACTCTGACATTGAGATGCCTGATGTGCATCTTCCTACTAGCTTTAGAGCAAATGATGTAGGATTTCCACTTCCATCTGATTTCATTGTAGAATAGGTCGCTATAAAATTTCCAGCCGAATCTTTCTTTCCAAAATTTAAATCATCGTAAAGTTCAAACTTTACTCCTGTATTAGCTGATAAAATAGTGCCTGCCCTTATTATTGGGAGAGAACTTAATTTTGGAACATATTCATTTGCTACCAATACTGCTGGTGCCTCTAGATAAAAGCTAATATCAACAGTCGCTGGTGCTGCTCCCTGTATTTGAACGCCGGCACCTCTAACAAGCCTCTCTATATTGCTACTTTCAACCGCAGTAACAATATCTAATTCATTAAATTGATGATCTAGATAAAATGACATGTTATCGCCAATATATGCAGCCATCTCTATGAACAGTCCTGCCAGACCATTCTCAGTAAAGTCATTTATCTTATCTTTAAAGTAAATCTGTCCATACTGAGTTAACTCAGCACGAAATGCATCAAAATCTTTGTTGAGATATGATCTCTGATTCGATCTTAAGTTTTTTAAATTATTCTTCTTAGAGCCCATTGATTTTTATCCTATATGCAGAGAATTGAAACGTTTAGTGCTCTCTCGCCTATTCGTAGCTTTGGAACACTATATTTTACCACTATATTTACTTTTGTCATACTAACTGGAACTCCTTCCTCTGGACCCGGTACTGCATTTGATGTTCCGCCAGCATCAGAGGCGAATGTACTCAGCTCAACGAAGGGCATGTGTTTTCTTACTGCAGCACTTATGCTCTCCATTGCCACAGCATCAAAATCCATGATATTATTAAGTTCAGCTAGCAGAGGTCTTAAATTTGCCCCATACCCATAATTTCCCAATCTCTCTCCGCTGTTTGTTAGAATTAGATTTTTTAAATTATCATCAATCTGCTCCACAGGGTTAAAGTGCATCTGAAATATGCCCGATCTCCCTGTTCCTAGCTCTAATGGTGTTCTTATACCATACGGCTTGGGATCAACTGTCTTTAATAGATCTGGATCCCCTCTCTTGACACCTGAGCTTTTGAAAATGATTTCATGTTTTGACACTTCGATACACTCCTATCATTAATTATTATGATAGTAAACTTCTGCATTCTAAACGTTTAAGAATTTAAAAAGCTACTTCAGATTTGATTCCCAGACTGATGCGTAGTTTCCCTTTGTCCCGGCTCCTGCGAAGATGGAATCAGTTGTCACAGTATGAATCCGATCTGCGAGATCAGCTGCCACATCTGACTTTGTTCCTCCCTCTTCTCCGTCTGAAGAAGATTCACCCACTTCCCATGCAGCAGCAAAGTCAACAGTTCCAACAGGAGTGACTAGTCCTATACCGTCATATTCATTATTTGTCCACGATACAAGAGAAACTAACAGAACTGAATAGCCTGCATCAGCAGCAGACCAAATCCTCTCATTTGCAGATTCACTAGCCTGGCAGCTTGCTAGAATGGTCGCCTCTAGAGTTGACTGTCCATCTGAAGGAGTCACAGAATCTGGAGTGCCATCAACCGTACCGACGTATGCAGAATCTTTGGGAGGGGTGCCGCTGAAGGTGCCTTGCGGCGATGGGTCTATTTCAACATCGCTTAGGTATGTCACTATTGCTTCAGCTAGATCTGCTGCAAATGCTGCCATGCTATCTGGTCCATCTCCGTCATTGCTTTCAAAGATGTCCTCGATGTCACTCTTTAAGCCTGACTCTGAGAGGCCCATTACTTAGTCATTCCTATCTTGCTCAAGATTAGTTTTAGATCTGACTCTTTTGTGTCTGTCGTATTTGAAAATCCATCAAATGCTGTTGCTTCTGCTCCGCCTGCTCGAGGTGAAGTAGGGCCGGCTCCTGAGGGGTGTATGTGGTTGTCTAAAACATCTACTATTGCTGTTAAAACATTCATTAGCTGGGTTCCCAAGACTATAGGCTCTTCTGCATCTCGGCCAAGATATACCTGCTCTCCAGCAGCATTTTCCTTCTCAATTCCTGATCCAATTATTATCTTTGGGCCGTCAATCATTATTGTTCCATCGGGTTGCATTATTATAACTGCTCTTCCAGTACCTTCTTCATCATCCTCAACTCCCTCCTTAATGATCTTAATGCTACCATTGATCTCCTGATCCTCATTATATTTTGCAATGAGCCTAACCTCGTTAGATCTTAATATTGTGTATGGTGCATCATCAACCGCCTCGACTTCTGTTCCATCATTGAGGACAGGATATGCTGGGAGGTCATCACTCATTAATCCGAAGTTTGTGTCGCCACTTGTCTTCATTGAAACATATAACCTTGATAGGTCATTAATAAAGTCAGGATCACCCTCATTTATATTGGGTCCATCAGCATTTGAGTCTGTTACAACAGGAGTTTTATCAATTTCTCCAAGCTCACGAATATTTTTTGCTACAGCTGCAGGTCCTGTTATAATATCGCTTGATCCTGAATCTCCTGTGCTTGGATCTAAATCTGTAACAATATCTGCTATGAACGTCCCGTCTGGCATCAATACGCTTCTTCCGGCGACTATGTCGATTGTCCCTTTTCCATATACTGTATTATCCACCGGTATTGTATTGGCGTCATCCTCTGTATCTGGTGTTCTCCCCCTATCCTCACCCAAACAAATTAGTGTATTATTTGATCCCTGTAAGGTGAAATCTGGGCTCCGCTTACTAAATCTTGGAATTGGTTCTGCTGTGTACTGATTTTGATATGCATCAGATGCAGCTACAATTGAATCATACGCATTTTGATTATCTATGTCAGGCATCGTATTATTCGCCTTTGTTCTTCCGCCGCCTGGTGTGAAGCACAAAGGATCATAGTCTGTAGATGTATCTCCCTCTATTGCTGTCTGGGCAGAATTTTCAGATGACTGATTTTGTTTCACATTTAATGTTGCTCTATCTATGTGAGTATAGTTTAGATCATCTATATTTTCATCACCTGTTTTTCGGGATATCCAGTACCCCAAGCCGCCTGTTGCTCCCATGGATTCATATATCACCCAAATCTTCTCACCCGCCTTAACAGGAAGACACATGTGTGGAGAAAAGAATGGATAGAAAATTTCTGGCTTTTCTTCATAGCAGGCTCTTTCAGTTGTTCTCCACGCAACTATTGAATTTCTAGGCATTCTAGAAATTCGAGCAGCATTTGAGACAGCATTCAAGCCAGATCCCAGCGATTGCGCAAGGGTGAGATCACTTCCAGCAGCTTCTTCATTTAGTGGTATTTTTTGTAAATCCTCGACAGGATTTGAAATAAAGTCCATAACCACGGCAGTATAGAAGACTGATGTGGATTTAACTCCTTGATTTAGCTCACTTGATTTATCAGATCCGCCAGTAGAACTATCAAATGACTTTAAAGTCTGTCCAGCCATTGTAATCTACTCTCCTATTTGA